CAACCAATGCTCATACACTGTCCTCATAACCCAGGCAGAATAAGTTTTCGTTTACCGACGCCCAGTAAATGTTGGGCGACTCCAGTAACAGCCAACCGGTATTCTTTGAATGCGCCCCACCTGACCCACCGACAAAAAACGAGGCAATTGGCGGAGGATTTAAATAGTCGGCAACTGAGCCGTATCCCGCATTAGGCGCAACGCCGGCAGCGTTAGCCGTGTAATTGACGAGTTCAACTTTGATCGAAGTAGCCGTAGGCGATACGTAGGCGGTAGTCGATACCGGAACCCACGTCGGCGTGCCAGGATTTCCGGCAGCACCATTCGCCATGCGGCGCGGCGTGGCCACGTTACTGCCTGGCGCGGTCTTCCAGACCACCAGTTTGTCTTTCTTGATTTGAGATAGCGGGAACTTATTAGCGGTAGCATCGGTAAAGACCCAGCCCACCAGGGCCTTATGGGTAAAACCCGCCGGCAACAGCGGCGCGGTGCCACTCAATGACAGTAGGCCCGCAATGGCCGCCGTAGCACTATTCCAGATAACCCAAACGCCGTACCAAGTTGAGGCCGCCATGGCCCCACTGTCCAACCCATTGGCACCCACGGACAAACTGTTGATGGTGAAGCCGACGTTATTCAGCGTTTTAACGTATTCCGCACCACCCACTGTGACCTGCTCGGCAGTAACAGAGATATTCCCATCTAATCCAGTGGTCACAATCGAAAGCCGTCGATAACCACCCACGACCGCCATTGTTTTCAATTTCTGGACATCAGCCGCCAAAGCCGCGATATCAATGTTTCCCTGATTGATCGGTGCGTTCCAGGCCTTGATGCACCACATCACCGCCAAGTTGCGCGGACGTGTCTCTACACCGCCAGTCGAGACTGTAACGTTGCCGGCAAGATTGAGTGAGCCGACATCAGACCAACCTGCTGGACCATTACCGTTGTTGTTAGCACCTGTCCAACCGTTAAGAGGATGGGAGTGGTTCTTTAATTCGTCAGCCTGATACGTACCAACACCGCGCCCAACATCCACTCCACGCCCATGGTCCCAGCCACGCAGGAACTCACCGCGCGACTCAGGCAAGGTATTACCGCCAAGGTATGCCGCCAGATCGGGGTATACCGCTGCGTTGAAATTGGTCCCGTCGATCTCAAGAAACCCCGGCGGAACGATGCCTCTCGGGAATGGCAGCATAGCGCCGACGGGCAATGCACCAGCGGTGGCCAGAAGCGCGTTGAGTTCGGCCTTAGTGTAGGTATCCGCGACCTTGAACGACTTAAACGCCAGAAACTCAATTCTGTCGTCCATGTTACAGGCGATGGCCAGGGTAACTTTCGAGCCATCAGGGGCTGACGTGAAGTCGTAAAATTCACGACCGTTACGCAGGCCAATGACACTGCCAGGAACGTGCGCAAAGGTGAATTCCGACTGAGCCACGGCCGCCGTGAACGAATAGCGCTCAAAGGCCTTACCGCTTCCTACGCCGCCGCCCAGCTGAAAGTAGGTACCGTCATAGTTGAGGTCGTACAGCGAACCGGCTTTGATGTCGCCCGGATCGAGGTCTACCAAACCGGCATCACCGCCACGCTTGACCGCGATAGGGCCATGGCCTTCAACGTTGGCGGTTACACCGCCTGCGGCGTTGGTGAACTGCGCAAGGAACTGGAAGCGCTGGAACTTCGCATATGCCGGCAATACCGACTCAGGCGCGTCCAGCTCAAGCTCCAGGGCATTGGCGGTACTGCCGGCGGAATGCACAAGCCCCATCAGCGGGCCGGCGTCCTTCGCTACATCCTTGCGCAGCAAGTATTGCGGGTGCGCATTGGCGGCGCCTTCGTGCGCAGCAAGCGCAGCCAGCGCGGCGCTTTCATCAGGATCAATGAAAATGGTGATGCTGTTCGCCGGTACCTGCGTAAATGCCAGGTCTGCGAACATCACATAGGCCACACCGTCGGTCTTGTATGAGGCGACTTGACCGTCAGCCTTAGACCAGACGAACACCAGCACGTCGCCCGCCCAAAAACCGATCTCGCCGACCGGCACGTCACCAACGTTCTCTTTCCAGGCACTGCTGATGCGCAGCTGATAAGGCGTCGGGCGACTGCCGCCCGCGAACGGGATGCGACTGCCCACAGGGTTGACCAGCGCCACTTCGTTGCCGGTTGGGTCGTAGTGCGCCCGACCGAACGTCACGCCATCAATGACGAGTTCAATCCCGGTGTTGCTGGCGTTGAACGCTGCGGCCTGACCGGCGAGCGTCAACGTGGGATTGAGAATTAAAGGATCTGCCATAAAGCCCCCGGCGGTTATTTATGGCAAAGCGTAAGGCCGGGAACACCCCCTACTTTTTGAAGGTTTGCATGTCCAAACGATCGGCAGAACTGAACAGCAGGTTCACGCCACCGACCTTAATGCCGGGGCCAACAGTCATGTAACTTCTGATATCTGGCTGCTGGAAAAGCGCGGTACCGGCTATGCGTGAGACGTTGAAGCCATAGGCCACGCAAGCAAGGGGGATTTTGAGAGCTGCCCGGCGCGCGGCCCGCAGATCCAGCACGAATCTAGCCGCGACTGCGGTACGGGCCGCACTCAGGATCCGCTCAGGGACGATTTCCGTCTCGATATCCACGCGCAGGCGGCTGGTGAGGTAGTAGTCGGTCAGTTCATGGCCAGCCAGCTGGATTTCCTGCTCGGTCATGACGTCTTCCGGGTACTCGCCCGCTTTACTGCACCACAACTGATCGATCGTGAATACATCGCCGAACAGCGAGCGCAGGTAGAACGCCAGGAACTTGGTGCCGCGCTGCGGGTTCAAGTAGCGCCAAGCCATGAACAGCATGCGGGTCTTGTCGCTGGTCGTGTCATTGAGCAGCGCCAGCCCGTCGTTGTTGAGTTCTCGGCTGATAAAGGCGTCAGGCCCAAGGTGAGGCATGCCCAGCGTGTTAGCGTCGATTACACGCCCGCTCAGATCCTTGCGGTAAAGGCTGAGAAACAACGCCTTAAATTCCGTCTCAATTTCGTCGTACTCGGCACTGCGCTGTAGTGGGATGAGTTCCATCAGCTGGCGGTCTCCGTGTTGACCTCAAGACTCTCTTCGGTCACATACCGGAAGTGCTCAGGAAAGTCCGCTGTGTCGTCCCCAATGGCGTCGACAGAGATATCTGCAATACGCTGAGTGAGCGCTGGCACGTTCTGGCGCAGAAGGTCGTACAGGTCTTTTTTGAGAATTTTCGCTTCGCCGCGCTTGGCCCACGCCGAATAGCGCCCATAGTTCACCAGGACCAGCGCCCGCACGGCCTGCTTGATCGCGGCTGAGTCGTAGGTAGATGGCACGTAGAGTGTGAGCTTCAGCGGCACGGCCTTTTCAATCACAGGCACATGCGCTAGGCGATAACTGTTATCGGCGGCGGCGATGATGGCGGCGATTTCACTCTTCAGCGCAGCCTGACTCACGCCCTCCTTGAGCACCGCCACAAACAGCTTGTTGATGTTGTCTTGGCTGGGGCCGCGTGCCTTTTCCTCTTTCAACTCGTTCCAGACGTTGAGGAATGTCACCGCGCCCAGCTTTTTGCGCACCAGGAAGTCGAAGTTGGACAGATAAACCGCGTTCTCACTGTAGATCCCAGGATACGAGCAGTTTTCCCGCATCGTGTTGATGCTCATCGGCGCTTCGCCCACCTGAAGCACTTCAGACAGGGCCATGGTCGCCTTTTCGAGCGCATCGCTGTATTCGAAATAGAACAACATGCCGATGCTTGGGCTTATATCGCCTTCGGTGTCGTAGATCGAAATGGCGATTTTCGAACCAGTGGCCGGCTGCATGCCGGACAAGCCATTGACACCGAACACCAGGCTCACTACCTGATCTTCATCGGTCTGAATGTGATAGACCAGATCGCCGTCCAGGACGTTGCAGAACTCCGGGGAGTACTCCCACCCGCTCACCGACACTTGCGCAATGTAGCCAACGGCTGGCGCAGCCAATTCGATGGTGTAGAACGGCGCATTTTGCGCAACCGTATGCGTAACGGTGCGCAGCTCAACCTGGCGCGCGACGATGCTTCCGGTGGCGCCTGCGGCAATCTGGCCGCCGGTAGTCACCAGCCACATACGCCCGCTCTGATCGCGCAGCACGCGCCCCGTCAGAATGCTCAGCAACCCCGTGCCGCCATTGGTGACGGCGATCACCGCAATGCTGGGCCTACCGAACGGAAGAACGCCCTTTACCGCCGCATCGGCCTTTACCGTCACGTCGCGGGCCTTCAAGTACACCTCGCCCGTGGTCACCTCAACCTGCGCGCTCACGTCCGCCAGCATCGCCGCCATGGACGCCAGGCCCTGCGTGATAAGCGGATCACCAATCTGAAAGCGCTTGGCCAGGGTTGGGTAGTTGGCGATCTCATTGGCCGCCAGCTGAATGTATTGGTCTTTAGTAATTGCCACGGGATACCTCGGACAAATCAGAAAGGCTAAGGGTTTGCCCGGCCACTTCGATGTGAACATTCGTGATGTCGACGCCTTCAGGTGTGGCGTACAGATTGATGGTGCCGGCGGGGAGCGCACCCAATACGGGGATGTCTTTGAGCATCTTGGCCAGGAACCAATCGGCCATCGGTGAATTGAGCGGCTTTTGCAGCATTTCCTCCACGGGGTTGCCGTAGGTGCTGCCGAGATAGGTGTTTGGCTTGGTGCTCCACCAATGCGCGATCATGCGGAAAATCAGATCAGTGTTTAATACTTCGGCCATGACGGGCGCGCTCAAAATGCTTTGCGGCCATCTTGGCAAAGAAAACCGCCGCCCTTTGGCGACGGTTTGCAGGTCAAATAGGGAACATCCCAATGCCGCCCGCTGAGGCGTGCGCAATCCCTCGATCACCTACACCCTGCGACAGCGGGAGTTCGACGTTCACCGTCGACGCAGGGTCTTTACCGCCGCCACCGGTTGGCACCTTGACGTCAGGTACCGACGGGATCTTCATTTTGCTGGCGTCTGCAGCAGCTGGCGCGTACGAGGTCACTTTTGGCGCTGCCATTACTGCAGGAACCGAAGAGCTGGCCATTGCCGCCGATCGCACTTGCGTAGGAGCCATAATACCGATGGGCGTTACTGCTTGAGCGCCGGCTAGGCTCTTGGAAGATGCCACCGACGCCATGGTGCTGGCCACCGCCGCATTAACCCCTGTAGGAGCGGCCACTTTCAGTTCATCCGCGCGCCGGGTTGGCGTCAGATCGCCCGCCTTGGCCTGCGCCAGATAGGCGTCATATTTGCTGTTGACGTCATCCAGGCCGTTGGCGCCGCCGTTGATGCGTTTGCGGGCTCCCACCATGTCGCCAGCTTGGGCCAAGCGATCGGCGCCGGAACTCTTCCAGTTCTCCACGGCGATTTTCGCGGAGTACTTCGGATCTGCCGCCAGCTCGGGGTTGTTCACCAGGTCGACACCCAGCTTTTTGCCCATGGCTTCGTACTGCCACCGCCCGGTCAGCTGCGTGTCGCCACGGCCCCGGAACTTGTACCCGTCGCCTGGATCGACGTTCCCCATGCGCCCGCCATACACGCGGTTGCCGATCGCTTCAGCGTTGCCGGCATCGGCGCGGGCGTCTTCGTCCGTCTTGTAGTACT